TGACAGCAATGTTGGCACCTTGCGGAACAGCAATATCAAGCCGCTCACCATTAGCAATGAAGTGGCTAGTGGAAGCATTAGCAGTTTGAGAACCTACACCAACGACATACCTAATATCAGCAAACCTAGCACGGATGCTGATACGTGAGATGCCTGTAGTCAGTGCAGTGTTCTGTGAAGAGGTAGTGGCAGAAAGTTGACGAGCTACACCTGGAATACCCAGAGGCTCCACATAATCGACGGAATACCGTCCGCGTTTGATTGTAGTTGTTGTAGACATTTGGGTTAATCCAGGCGTGTAATGCTTACCCTACCCACACCTTTGCCAGTTAGACCAATCGCATCAGCAGCGGCTTTACTCAGGTCAATATCACGACCAGGGATGAATGGTCCCCGATCATTGATACGGACTGTTGTGCAGCGGTTGTTATCCTTGTTGCATACCTTGACCCTAGTACCAAATGGCAGGGAGCGGTGTGCAGCAGTCATTGCGTGCATGTTATAGACTTCCCCATTTGCAGTCCTACGACCGTGATAAGGGACGCCATACCATGAAGCGATTGTGGCAAAAGTAAGAGTTAGAGCAAGCATGAGTAAATAAGCGAAGTACCTTTAGAACTGCAGATTTGACCGTTCCAGCTTGGCCTCAATGTCCATGCGGTAAGCCGGGTCAGTGTCGTAGCGAGGATCATCCATTGCACGAACAAGTTCAGCCGTGCTACGGAATACATCTCCACCAGAACGTGGTTCACGTCCTGTCAGCAATTCTCCCTCAAACCCTTCACTGTTCAGGAACCGATAGTTCAGTGCCTGTACTGCAAAGTACACAGAGAACGGGTCACCTCGATCAACAACTCGATCAAAGGCTTGGATCTCTTCTGGTGTGAGGTTTTGAGCAGCCCAGCCAACCATGTTCTGATACTGCTCCTGACCACCTACCATGTTGTAGTAATAGTCAAGGTCTTGATCAGAGATGGCTTGCTGCTCTGGTTGTTCGGGAATGTTCTCCCGATAGTCCAGGAACATTTCAGCAATATCCCTAGCAGACATCTGGTCAAGCTGATCAATCAGCTCTTCAGAGAACTCACCAGTCCTGGCCTCTTCAGCGAGGCGTTCCAGGAATTGATAGCTGAGAGTATCATCCTCTTCGGTGTCATCGTCTGCTTCTTCTTCGGATTCATCCTCGACTTCCTCTTCCTCTTGTTGGGAGCGGCTGCCAAGTTTCTTCTGAAGTTCAATGTAAGCACGTTCAAGCTCTTCAGCATCACGATACTTACCAGCGAGCAGAGCGTTCTGTTCTTGTTCTAGTTGCTCGCCAATTTGGAGAGACTCTTGTTCATCAGCTTCGATCTGAGCATAAGCTTCAGGATCGGTGGATGGATCATATACGAGTGTAGTCACTTGCTATCCTCTTTGTAGCCGCGTGCAGTTTCCACTTTTAAGTTGCCAAGTCCGACTGTTTCCACTCGATTGACATTGCCAATCGTAGGCTTACCAAGCAGTTCCCGTCTCGCATACTTCATGCGGACAGGCTCATCATTAGTAGGAGGTTCCGTGTTTTGAACCGTCTCAGGCGGGGAAACCGGGGGGAGCTTGGGGCGGCGTGGCCTGCTGCTGGGCTTGAAGTTCTCCATTGATCATGTCCATTGCGTCGGGATTCTTTTGTGGGTCGAAGATCGGGGCCTTCAGCATGTTTGGCTTGTTTTGAAGCTCAATCATTTGCCTCTGGACTTGCATGTTCTGTTGATCTTCATTCTGAACGTCCTGAACACTCTTGACGAGGTTCAACACATCAATACCCTGAGCTGCAGCGAGACGCTTTACCGCTTCGTCAGGGTTGATATACTTGACCATCATTTCAGGGCCAAGTGTTTGTTGTAGGATAGTCATGAACTGAGTTAAGCTCTCTCGATCCTGACCCCTACCAAGTGCATTCACACCAGCAACAATTGTGGGCTTCACGTATTTCTTAGGAAGCCGCATCATACTGCCGTTGCGTTGAAGCACATTCAACTTACGATTCAAATAAGGAACCAGGAACTCAACAGTCAATAGGCTGAATAGCCCACCAAGTTGTTGCTCTAGTTCCATCTGAGTCATACGGACTTCTTCGGCAGTAGTGCGTTCAGAGTCACGTACATTCATCACCAGGAATGCTTCACTGATCCGTCGTTCCAAAGTAGCTGCCATATCAGCAGCAGTCTTGAAGTCAGCCGTCTTGCCAACTTGAACAACTGTCACATCATCAGCTCTACCTTGAACAATCGCACCATTACCTGCAGCACTAATGCTTGCAGCTTTGGTGGTAGAACCAGGATCAACAAGGAAGATAACCTTTGCTGCTGCTGCAGAGCCTTCGACAAGGGCTTGCATCAAACCCTCTAGACTCTTCAGATCACCAAGGAACTCCTCAACTCGACCGCGACCATAGGCTTCACCATCAACGGTATTGAACCGCAATACAAGCCACGGGCTTGCATCAAGTGGAGCCTTACCAATGGTTCCTGGAAGGATCTTATCAAACACTTCCTGATGCCATTTCCAACCCTTATCTGTACGTTTGACATGGGTGTAGACATCAATATCATCCATCTGTGAACCAGATGAATCATCACCAGGAGTTTCTAAGGTGAGTTCAGGTAGTAGCTTTCTAGAGATCCGTTCCTTTGCAAGAATCTCAATGACGTTCTCATTGCCATCCCTCTCAACCACAAAGCGGTTAAGGGGGTAGAGCTTGATCTTATCACCCATGAACATCAGAGCATTACCACCAACAACAAGGTGTTTGAGGGCTTGGTGAACGACAACTCGATCACTGCTTGCTGCAATGGATTCCATGACCAGACGCTCCTGCTTGGCAAGAGATAGGTCAATCTCAGAACGTACCTCTGGTGAGAAGTCCTTAGCAAGTTTGGTATCATCAAGTTGGAACTTGAAGAAGCTTGTCTGAGGAGGGAGCAATGCAAGCATCAACTTGGAAGCAAGAGTTACAACACCCTTTGCTCCAACGCTTTGCCACGGTGTAGTTAATACCCTAGCTGAATTGCGCCCCTCATCATCTTGACGAATCAGATAGGGAATCGTAAGTCGAGAGCATTCAACAGCAACGTCGAGGAATTGAGCACGAAAGCTCGTCAGCTCATCGTACCTAGAACGTGCTGACATTATCAGGCCCTCATGATGTTAAGGCCAGATTCACGCTGAAGACTGCTACCCAGACGGCTAGGGCCTTGGGTGTAGGTGCCAGTGGTTTGAGCACGGCTCTTCTTCTTGCGGAGAGTAGCAGAGCCATAGGTATCAGTACCTGACCCTCCATACACACTGCTGGCTTCACTGGTGGGTTCTTCAAACTCTTCAAACTCCAGCCCCTTATTCTTGTTCTTGTTCTTACCACCCTTACCACCGCCATCATTGTTGCTGCCACCAGTCGTGGTAGAAGGAGGCATCCAAGAAGCAGGGGCATTCTTCATCTTGCCGTTCTGCTTCAGGATGGAGCTACCATCACGCCCAAACAACGTACCAGAGCCGTTGCTTGAATTGAAGGTGCTACGTCCCATAGCATTCTGAATGCTGAGAGGGTTGTTCTTATCAGGCTTCCGTAGCTTCTTGGGAACCTTATAGCCACCAAGAGCTTGAGGCTTACCTTTAGCATCAGTACCCTGCCACTGGAGGTACTTCTTACCCAAACCCTCTAGGCTCTTAGTAGCTTCAGTGCGTACACCAAGAGCATCAAGACCACCATAAAGACGGTTGATTGGTTCTAGTGTTCCACCAATCCTAGTACCATCCATCCCAGCAGCTTGGCGGGATGGCATCTTAATACCAGGGTTGAGTTTACTCAGCTTGTTGCTGGCCTTGGTGTTGACCTTTCTTGAACTAGCAGCAACCTTCAGAACCTTATTGTTACTGAGGCCACTGTCCTGTAGTGCTTTGAAGTCCTTGGAGTCAAACTTCTTACCAACATTACCAACAGCTTCTTGTTTGGCTTGGTAGTTGCTAAGACGTTCGGAAGAGACACCAGCATCCTTGAGAGAACGCTTCTCCTTCTTTGTGATCTCCAAATCCTCTGATGCCTTACGGATTTCCTTTTTCTTACTAGCCATTGTTATTTAGAGAGACGATCCTCCAACCATTGAAGGACTGATTGCTGACCTTCCATGAAGCGGATACTTGCTTCACTGTCAGCGGGACCATAGAAAGACTTACGCCTGAAGTTCTGTCGTAGCTCTGCAACCAGCAGTTCTACAGTGAGAACATCAGACGGGTCGGGGAGAATGTTAACCATATTGAGGGAGGTCGGTGTTGCTGTGCTCAAAGAACGCAGGCATCCGACCACGCTTCGTCTCGACCAACTCAGGAGCCTTACCTTCATACATCAAGCGATCACTAGCACTAAGCCAGAACTGCTTGTCGATGTAACGGTGAGGGGAAGACTGAAGTGGCTGGAGAATCCAATTGACAGTAGCCTTACGAAGTCTGTCAAGGGATTGTGACGGTGTAAGTCCAAGCTCTGAGCAGATCAAGGAGTTACAAGCAACGTGGGTAGTCTCATCCCGAGAAATGTCGGCAGAGACTGTACGCATACCTGCATTACCGTTGAACCGCAGAAAGGGAAGGAGAATGAAGAAGATGGCGCGTTCTGCAACCATCGCCTTCATGATCGTATGGTCAGGGTGAGCAATCCATGCGTCACGGAGTTTCATTGCCTCCGCTTCAGCTTTCTCATCTACACCGAAGACTTCAGCGACATAGCCAAGTGCCAGGTCATGTCGCTCTTCATCAATGATGTTAGAAAGGAGAAGCTCACGGGAATGCTCAGGAACTTCTTTCTTCAGGGCTTCTTTGATGAACTCCCCAACAGGCAGCTCCATGTGGCGGATAGCCAGTACACGTTGAATCGTCTCCCGTACTTCATCAGCAACGGGAGCATCTTGGGGGCGTACTGGGGTCCACCGTTTCTTCTTGTTTAGTAGTTTCTGATAGGGATTCATCACTCTCCGCAATTACAAGTCGGTGCAGGATCACCATTAAGGATTTCATCGAGGTAACTGCTCACCTCATCCTGGGAGAGAGCAGCGTATGCGTTGGTCTTATCTTGAACATCGCCCATGACTTGGAGGCTGTAATACAGCGACGTTTGTGGCGACATGAGCCAGTTCTCAATGAACTTCTCGTCGTAGGTGACGACATCACTCCAGCTATTGAAGCTGTAGCCATGCAGCAGGCCAGTGCTATCCAGCATCTTGACGATGCCATTCACCACCCGAAGGTAATCCTCCCAGCCCACTTCACTCGCAATCTCCACAGGGCCATAGTTATAGCTCTGTACTCCGAAGGTACCAGAGTCTCGATCAACCTCACGGGCAATCGGAGGAGCAATCTCAGGAGTGGTGGTGTAGCCATCAAGATCGGTGTAGCGGTAAGAGCAGGTAGCAGTAGGAGCAATGGCAAAGGCACGCTCCATGTTGTTCTGCTTGGCAATGACAGCAGCAGCGTTGATACCAGTCTTCAGGTAAAGAGCCACCATGTCGGCGTTAGAATCAACCTTTGGCTCGTAGTTGTTTACCCTTTCCAGGGCTTCGCCAAACTCTTTGTAGGTGATCTTGTACCGACGCAAAAGGTTGGCAAGACCCAGCATCCCAAGACCTACTTGCCGGTCGATGCTTGGATCCAGATACTCTCCAGTTTCT